AAGTTTTACAAAGATGTTAAGGTTGTTAGTGGTGACAAAGACGACCTAAGATTTTTGGATGAGAGGGGAGTTATTGTAGGACTCAAAGCTAAAGGAAAAGCTAGAAAAGATACAAGTGGATTTGTGATAGATGTGAATAACGCAATAGCAATTAATTAATAAGAAAGGAGTTTAAACGATATGAATAAATTTAAAGAGGTGACAAATGAGTGATTATTATGATGATTATAATGTTGATTATGAATTTGTATATACTGTAAAAGGTTCAAGTAAAATTAATTCTTATGAAACTACAATAAATACTGCAAATGGTGGTGTAAAGGAAGCTTTTATTGAACTTAAAAAAGCTGTTCCTGACATAGTAGATTATTTTTTAATTGGTGAAATTAAGTTTAAATATAGGATAGATGATGATGGATGGGAGGATTAAACGCTATGAATCAATATATAAATGAATGGGAAGAAGAAAAAGTAGCATCGTTCTTAGAATTTGTAGAACTATGGGAAGATGTAAAGTTATTTGAACGTATTTTTTGGAGACAAGAAGTAAGAGAATACTTAGAAAAATATCCTATAAAAACCTTCCTGATAAAACTTACAGGAAAATTTGGAAGATTTTCAGATGTGCTTGACCATATTATGTATAAATATCCAGAAAAAACATTTGACTATACAGGACATTATCCTGATGATTATAAGGCAGAAGTAGAAGAAGAATTAATTATTGTAAGTAAAGCGTTTGAATATATACTTGAAACAATATATGAAGAAGAAAGGTATTACGAGGAGAGAAGATAAAGAATTTGACAGAACTTAACGAACATGTTAAGCTGTGTCAATAGGTTAAATAAACAGCACCTCAATTATGAAAGACTGTTTAAACAGAGTGAGGAAAATATGAAAGAAACTTTAGTAGTAGTGAATGGGAAAAACAGTTTGAATGTTAGACCCTTTCCAACAGAAAGAAGGGAACGTAACCAAAAGTATATACACTTTAATATATTTGGTATTAAACTTTTCAAAGTAAATACACATAAGAACTTAACACGTTCTCTAGGTGGAAGGTTTACTAAGAAAGGATTATCATTTAATATTGGTAAAAGATACTTAGGTTTCTATAGTAAATAAAAGTTAAGTGTGGTGAGAATATGGCTAGTACCCATAAGTATTGAAAAGCATGAGTGTGAAAAGTATCTTGAAAGTAACACTTACAGATACTAATAAGGAAACAAGAATGTACTTAATAGATCGAAATACATTGTCTCATCACACACTTTATAGGCAATTAGTATAGTGATATTATATTGGACTCCAAATCCAAAGACTAAGGTTTGATTCCTTGATTGCCTGCCAAATTAACGAAGGAGAAATTATGAAAAGAAAACAAGTAAAATCAGCAAGTGTTTTATTAATAGGGTTAATATTATTTTTTGTATGTAATATTAGCTATATGTTATTAGCATTTGCCTTTAGAGATTTCAGCTTATCATTGTTGGTTATGTATTTATTTACACCACCTTCATTTTATTTAAGTTGGTATCTAATAGACAAGGGAGCAAGGGCAGACTTCAAAAGAAAACCTATGGCTATTAGTACGAGGATAGCCACAGTATCTAGGGAGTTAGAAGAACTTAGCAGAAGATAAATAGCCCTTGTTTAATTTAAAAAGGTATGATATAATATGTATAAATATATAAAGTAATATAATAATATATTAATATATTTATATATTATATAATAAATAATATAGGAAATAACATGAGTGATAATAGATTTAGATTACACGAGACTATATTGCAAGAGGTTGAGAGTATTCCTGAGAGTGAATTAGGTTGGCTTGATACTGAGGTTGGGAGTGATATAAGTTTGAGTGATAGTACTAAAAGGAGTGGCTACTGTAATGACTGTGGTGAAACCATAGATAAGTGTAGTGGCTACAAGTGTTGGATAAAATAAATAAAAAGTGAGGATAATATGAGTGATAACATAACTAGACAAGACGTAGAACTGTGGGCAACGAACTACAGAGAAGCGATTGATACGTTAATGTGGTTTATAGATAAAGATTATACTAAAGAAGATATGATTGAATCTATACAAGAGTTTGTTAATGAGTTAGAAGGAGAAAATAATGAAACCTGATTTTAAACCAATATATATTTACAATCATAGTACCAATGAACATGAGTACATATGTCTTAGAGAAAGCCTAATAGATTGGATAAACGATTCGTGTTGGGGAAATGCTTGTCCAAACCATAGTGCTTTTGATAGCCTAGAACAATTAAAAGAGGAGAACGACAATGAGTAATAAACATGAAATGAAACTAATAGATAACGAGATAAATGACTTGAAGAATCAGGTGTTCTATCTCAATAATATATTAGACAAAATAACTGAATGGCTTGAAGATGAAGTAGACCATAACGAACCTGTACTTAGTAGAGAGGAGGAATTATCAGACGATACTTTTGAACTTCACGAAGGTAGAAGTGAATGTGCTACATCTTTACTTGAACAAATTAAAAAATGGGAGAGTAAAGATGAGTAGAGGGGTTGAAATAAGTTTTAGAGACAAAATCAGAATTAAATCTATTGATAATGATTTTGCTTTTGAAATAGAAATTGGAAAACAAATTCGTCTTTCAATCGATACTTTAGATGAAGTTGATTACGAGGGAAACAAAACTTATAAAACAATATTTGAAGAATTTATAAATAAAACCAATGGGAAGATATTAAAGTGAGTAGAGATATAACAGAAATTATTGATGATGATTGCAGAGAACAATTAGGACACTCTAATTGGGTAATTATTAGCACGTTGTCTGACCAAGAAAAAGTAGGAATAGAAACACAAGGTATTTTGAAAACCTATCAAGGTGTTGATGTTCTGTTTTATTGGGAGTCCGACAATGAATAGACCTATCTTTGGCTACGATTATAATGGTACTAACATTGAGTGGACTTGGAATGTTCGAGAGGTTGAAAAGATTTATTGGAAAACTTGGAAGCCACGTTTAAACCATGTCAAAATACTCAGCACTTTACAAGATGATACGACTTATGGTATAATAAAAGAAGAGATATACGAAAGTGTTATGAAAGCAGAACATCCTAAGAAAGAAAAGTTAACAGGAATTTTTAAAGTGAGGAGAAAAGCTAATGAGAGATGAAGCAGATTTTAATCTATCTGAAACAATTAAGGAAACATACCAAGCCACAAACAAGTTAGAGTGGTTTAAGGAGTGGATGAACTATTATGAATGGAATAAAAAAGAACACGCACATTACCACAGAAATTATCCTAATGGTTGGTGTATTATTGAAGGTGTGTCTGCTTGTGGTGAACATGAATTTCAAGTATCAGATGGTATAGAGCGAAGCACTAGCTATGACTATTATGATTTTGTTGAAGCTATAAAAGAATGTATTAGATTAAATAAAGAAGAACCTTTAGAGGAGATAAACTAATGAGCAATTTAGCACAACAAGAACTAGAAGAAAGGTGGTACGAGGAAGGACTTGAGATCGCACAGATCAAAGGTTATTCTGAATCATCTTGGGATTTACATGCAGAGAGTTATGTAAGAATGATGAGGAGTATATACTCGTGAGAAAAGCAAGAACACAGATAGAGCATACGTCTAAAACGGGCTCGAATGGTAAACGAACTTCGATTGGTAGAGGTAACGTAGGATTCTCGACCATGAATAAGAAGACTAAAAATTCCTACAAAAAATATAGAGGGCAAGGAAAATGAAAACTAAATATAGATACAACGTAACAGAGCAGACTGTAGATGTTAGAAACTTCACAATCGAAACTGATAAACCATTACAAGATGATTGTCACGAAGATATTGTAGATGCAATTTGTATGGTTAGTATTACCAAAGAAGGTGATACAGAAACAGGTACAACAGATGATGGAGTTAATTTCAAAGTTACTTATGATGATACAGATTATGGTGATGATTCTCAAGTAGATTGGGATATGTCTACTCTATAGATGTTGGCACTTATTTATAGAATGACTTTAAAGTTGCATAGTGCTAGTACTTAGTTTCCTGATTCGTTGACTAATGCAGGATAAAAGGATTCCGATTCGGTAGGTACTGCAACTAAGTAATAGTGCTAGGCATCACTTAAAACTGCCTACTTATATTAATAATTAATGGAGGGTAAAGAAAATGAAAAACTATAAGGTAACTTATTATGATGAGATAGAAGCTGAAACAATAGAGGAAGCTTATGAAATATTATTAACACATTTAGCTTCTGATGTTGAATATCAAGATGTAGAAGCGTTTGAATTTGAGGAGGAAAAATGAAAGTAAAACATTTAAAAACTAAAACAACTATTGAGCTAACTCCACAAGAGTTAGATAAATATGCAGAGTATCTAAAAGAATTAGATAGTGCAACGTCTACATTACATGAGTGTGGAGAGTTGTGGCTAAGTGATTTAACTAAGTTAGATAACTTAGAGTGGAGACTAGCAGACTTGTTAGGTCTTGAATTTGATAGAGAGACTTGGAAATACAAGAGGAAATCAAAATGATTGACGTATCACAAGCAACACTAGATGTTATTGAAGCAGTTAAGACTAGACGTTCCGTTCAGTTTGACTATGGACATGATGTTATTAGAGAGATAAAACCAACAGCATTCTTTGGAGACTTTGACGGCTTTGAAGGTACTGATGAGAATACAGAAGAAAAAGAATTCAGAAGGTTTAGGTTTGATAAGATTGAAGAGTGGTTAGGAATACCTATACAGTATAAAGTCTATGTTGAACTAGACATGAGTGGATACCCTACAGATAGCGAAGTAGTAGACAAACTACATAAACTATTAGATAGTGCTGAACCTATTATGTATACACTTAAACCACAAGGAGACTTATGAATATATTTTATTTTTATGACTGTCCTATTGCTTCAGCTAAAGCACAGCCTGATAAGATGCTAGTGAAGATGCCATTGGAAACTGCACAGATGTTATGTACTGCTCATCGAGAACTAGACGGGGATGATTATGCAGACGAGGTGGGTTTATATAAGAGAGCCTATTGGAATCATCCTTGTACGATATGGGCTAGAAACAGTAGTGCTAATTATGAATGGTTGTATCAACACTTTTTAGCTTTAGGTGAAGAGTATACTTACAGATATGGTAAAGTTCATGCAAGTGTATCTAAGCTATCAAATGCATTAGAGTTTATTCCTTATAATATTAAAGTTACAGAACGCATGACACCTTTAGCACAAGCTATGCCTGATGAATACAAGAATGAGAACCCTATTAAAGCGTACAGAGATTACTGTATCAACGAGAAACACTATGCTAAGTGGGAGAAAGGTAGAGATAAACCTGAGTGGTGGTCACATGACTGAGTATGATGCACATGAGATGTATAAAGAGCAAGTTGAAAAAAATAGAATCACTTCTCTTCATGCTAATGGTGGAGTACTTGAAGTTAGATATGCTGACGGAACAATGGCAGTTTATAAGAAAAGTAAATGGAGAAATAAATTTAATTTAATTAAAAAAAGACTGGACTTGGAATAGCAATCCATGTTATAATAATAGTATATATATGAGAAATTTAAACAGTAAAGAAATAACATTAAACAGAAAACAATATCTTAAACTAGGATCAGACCATAATATTATGACTGATATGTATGAGATGAAAATGGCTCACGAACTAAGAGTAGTTGGTGATAAATTTATTCTTAAGTTTGTTGATAATCAAATGTTAGATATTTTTATTGGTTATATTTACAATCAATATTTGAGGGAACTATAATATATGCCTATGAACTATACACCTAACATCATAGCCCTCACTATAAATCCTATAGTTAGTGTGTATGTCAATCAGATTGGCTCTAGTTTGAGGTCTAGGAGTTCACTAAAAACCTCACAGTTTATTAACAATAATGGAGAAAAAATATGCCGATAATCGGAACTTTCCCTTGTGAATGGGCTAGTATTAAAACCCCAAACACAACCTTTACCCCTGAGTATCAGATCACTTTAGTCATTGACGACAAGACTGCTGACGACTTTTCTAGTCGTGGCTTTAATGTTAAAGATGTTGAAGGTGTTAAGAAACTTATGTTTAAAAGAAAAGTGTCTAGGAAAGACGGAACTCCTAATGCAGTTCCAAAACTTTTAGATGCTGATAAAGAACCTTTAGATGTTGCCGTTGGTAATGGATCAAAGGTTAATGTTCAATACAGAGAATGGGAGACTTCAAATAACTACGGAGACTTCAAAGGTCTTGACCTACAAGCAGTTCAAGTAGTTGATCTTGTAGAGTATACAGGGTCGGACGGAAGTGAACTCACATCTCTTGGTGATGATAACGACTTGGAGTTTTAATTATGAACGAAGCAGTAAACAATCCAACACCTTATATAACTATTGACGGAGTTGATATATCAGTAGAGGACTTGCCTGAAGAAGGTCAAGGAATCTTTGGTAGATTACAGAGACTGAATCAAAAGAAAGTTAATCTTACTTTAGACTTGGAAGAGTTACAAGCAGGAATAAATTTCTTTTCTAACAGGATCATTGCGATAGTTAATGAAGGAGAAGACACAACAACAGATGATGTTGATGTGGTCGAAGAACTATCGGAGTCTAACGACTCAGACTAGTGTGCCTAACAAGTTGCTAGACCTTGATAAAACTAGCACTTTTTTAATTAACGTGAGGGAATCAATATGGCTTTTGTAAAACATAAATTACCATGCCCTAAATGTGGAGGTAGTGATCCAGTCTCTTTGAATGATGATGGATCAGCTAAATGTTTCAGTTGTGAAACTTATTTTTTAAACTACAATAAAGCAGTAGCCGGAGAAGAAGTGGTGTCAAAGAAAGAACAAGAATCTACTAACCTACATGGAGGAGACTTTGTTGCATTGACAGATCGTAGAATATCTGAAGCAACTGCTAAGAAGTACGGAGTTAAAAGCATACTGTCTAGTAATGGTGATATAGTTCAACATCTATATCCATATTTCAACAAACACGAACTATCTGCTACGAAGATACGTTACGTCAGGGATAAAAACTTTTCTGTTAAAGGTAGCTTTGACGGAACAGGATTGTTTGGCGAGCAACTCTTTCAAGCAAAAGGTAAGGCGATTACAATTACCGAAGGTGAGTGTGATGCAATGGCTTGCTATGAATTAATGGGTAGCAAGTGGGCATCTGTATCTATTAAGAGAGGATCATCAGGAGCAGTCAAAGATGTTAAAGAAAGTTTAGAGTTTCTTGAAAGCTTTGATAGTGTAGTGATTTGTTTTGACGGAGACAAACAAGGACAGGACTCAGCTAAAAAGGTAGCGATGTTGTTTCAGCCTAGTAAGGCTAAGATAATGGTACTACCAAATGGTTACAAGGACGCAAACGATATGCTCCGTCAGAACAAACATAAAGAATTTATTGAAGCATGGTGGTCTGCTAAAGTTTATACTCCTAGTGGAGTTATAAATGTATCTGAATCTAAACAGGACTTCTTTGATAGAGAAAAGAAAGAGAGTGTAGCTTATCCTTGGAAAGGTTTAAACGACAAGCTTTATGGATTACGTGCCGGAGAGTTGTTAACTTTAACCGGAGGGACAGGACTCGGCAAGTCTTCAGTAACTCGTGAGTTAGAACATTGGCTCATTAAAGAAACTAAAGATAATGTAGGAGTCATTGCTCTTGAAGAAGATTGGAGAAGAACAGTAGACGGAATCTTATCTATAGAAGCTAACGCTAGATTATATATAGATCAAGAGAGAGATAACTTTTCTCAAGAAGAGATAGATAACTTCTTTAATATTCTTTATGACGGAGAAAATAAAAACCGAGTATGGATTCATGCTCACTTTGGTACTAATAGTATAGACGAAATCTTTAACAAGATAAGGTTTATGATAGTGGCTTGTGATTGTAAGTGGGTAGTAGTAGATCACTTACATATGTTAGTCTCTGCTATCCATGAAGGAGATGAGAGACGAGCGATAGACAATATTATGACTCGCCTTAGAAGTATAGTTGAAGAGACAGGAGCAGGTCTTATATTAGTATCTCACTTGAGAAGGGTTGACGGAAACAAAGGACACGAGAACGGAATAGAAGTCAGCCTTTCTCACTTAAGAGGTTCACAAAGTATTGCACAGTTATCTGATTGTGTTATTGCTCTTGAAAGAAACCAACAGTCTGATGACATAGAAGAATCTAATACAACAAAGGTAAGAGTATTGAAGTCTAGATATACAGGTGATGTTGGATTAGCTAGTCACTTGCTTTATGATAGAGAAACAGGTAGACTTAGAGAAGTTCCTAAAGATCAATTTGAAGATGATGCAGATGAACTATTGGAGTTATAAGAATGGACTTAGTATTTGACATAGAGACTGATGATCTGAAAGCGACTAAGATACATTGCTTAGTTGCTCAAGACATAGACTCAGGAACTATATATAAATATCCTCCTGATAAACTACAAGAAGGATATGAACTATTGTCTAAGGCTGATAAATTAATTGGTCATAATATTATAGGATTCGATATACCTATGGTTGAAAAGTTTGGAGATGTAAAACTTTCTCATAAGCCTGTAGTTGATACTCTTGTTATGTCAAGACTATTCAATCCTGTTCGTGAAGGCGGACACAGTTTAGAGAAGTGGGGATTTAGATTAGGATTTAACAAGATTGATTTTGATGATTATAAAAACTATTCTAAAGAAATGCTAACCTATTGCACTCGTGATGTTCAATTGAATACAGTTCTCTTTCATCATCTTAGACAAGAAGGAACAGGATTTAATAAAGAATGTGTTGCTCTTGAACAAGAAGTGGCGAGAGTAATTAAAGAACAAGAAGTAAATGGATTTAAGTTTGATATTGAGAAAGCTGAATTACTTCTTGCTGAACTTCGACAGAAGATGCACGAAGCAGAAGATGAAGTGCATAAGGTGTTTAAACCTAAGATGATTGACATTAGAGAAGTTAAACCTAAACTTAAGAAGGACGGAACATTATCTAAACAAGGTTTAACAGAAGAAGAATTTAATGAAAGACTACCAACTAATAATATAAAACCTTTCATGCGTAGGAAACTTCAGGACTTTAATCTTGGATCACGTAAACAGATAGGGGAATATCTAATAGAGTTTGGTTGGAAACCTAAGAAGTTTACTCCTACAGGTCAGCCTATTGTAGATGAGACAACTCTATCTAATATTAAAAACATTCCTCAAGCAAAACTAATAGCTGATTATCTTTTATATCAAAAGAGAATTGCTCAAATAGATTCATGGATAGAAGCAGTTGAGAATGATGGTAGGGTACATGGGTTTGTAATACCTAATGGAACTATCACAGGGAGAATGTCGCATAGGTCTCCAAACCTCGCTCAAGTTCCTAGTTTAGCTAGTGAATATGGGAAGGAATGTAGATCATGTTGGACTGTTGAAGATAATTATAATTTATTAGGTGTTGATGCTTCTAGTTTAGAACTACGAATGTTAGCACACTATATGCAAGACGAGGAGTTTATAAATGAAATCATTAACGGAGACATACACACCGCTAATCAAAAATCTGCAGGACTTGAATCAAGAGATCAGGCAAAAACTTTTATTTATGCCCTTATCTACGGAGCGGGAGACTCAAAACTTGGCTCTGTGGTTGGAGGAAGCCAAGCTGATGGTAAGCGACTTAGAGAACAGTTCTTTAATAATAAACCATCATTTAAATCTCTTAGAGATAAAGTACAAAGAGCATCTGGAAAGCATTGGCTCAAAGGAATAGACGGAAGAAAGTTATTAATTCGCACACAACACGCTGCTCTCAACACTTTATTACAGGGTGGAGGTGCTATAGTTATGAAGAGAGGATTGGTTATGCTTGATGCTTTAATCAGCCTTAATTCACTTGATGCTAGATTTGTTGGTAACATACACGATGAATGGCAAATAGAAGTGAGAGAAGATTTATCAGATTTCGTAGGAGAACTTGCAGTTAATTGTATTATTAAAGCAGGTGAACATTATAATCTTCGTTGTCCTATGGATGGCGAATACAAAGTAGGGAGGAATTGGAGTGAAACACATTAACACTAAAATATGTACTAGGTGTCACGTAGAAAAACCTGCTACTAGAAAATATTTTCCAACACGAGAAAAAGGAATTTTACGTGCTGACTGTCGTGTCTGTTATAATCAATGGCGAAGAGAAAGCCCTAAATATGCAAAGACATCTATTATAAGTGAATGTAGACGTAGAGCTGCTGAAAAAAATAGAGAGTTTTCTTTGGATAAAGATAAACTAGAGTTTCCAAAAGTTTGTCCTATATTAAACATAGAATTAAAACATGGAAGGGATAATTGGGAGAACTCTCCTAACATAGATAGAATTGATAACACAAAAGGGTATACAATGGACAATGTTATTGTTGTTTCAGCTTTAGCTAATACAATTAAAACTTCTGCTAGCCCTAATCAAATTATAAAAGTTGGTGAGTTTTATAAAAAACTTTACGAAGAAAAAAATATTAATTTTTAAAAGAAAAAAGGGTGAATATGAAACACATTAATTTAAAAGATACTAATAACAATAGTAGGAAGGGAGACTTCGCAGAATATTATGCTGTAACATGGTTATGGGATAATGGTTATGAAGTCTTTCAAAATTCAGGATGTTCAGGTCCGATTGATATGATTGCAATAGATACTGATGGAAGCGTAACTTTAATAGATGTTAAAACATTTAAAATAGGTTCTAATGGAAAATTCTGTAATGTTCCACATTCCCGAACAGAATACCAAAAAAAATTAGGAGTAAAAATATTAGGTTTTAATCCTGAAACTAGAGAACTTAGATTTATAGAGCATAAGTAATGAAAAAACTAGATACATTAGTAGACGACATATACAAGAAGCTATCTGTTCTTGGTAAGGGTAAGTCTTTAAACTTATCTGAAGAATCTATAGAACAGTTTGGTGAGTCTATGAAAGAAGTTCTTCGTCATTGGTCTACACCTACACCTAGATCAACAGAGACTTTACGCATGTCTAATATAGGTAGACCTAATAGACAGCTATGGTATGATATGAAGACAGAGCAACAGGCTCAAGAGATTCCGCCTTCAACCTTCATTAAGTTTCTGTATGGTCATATGTTAGAAGAAGTAGTATTACTATTAGTTAAACTAGCAGGTCATACAGTTTCAGATGAACAGAAGAATGTTAAGATCAAGGGCATCGAAGGACATATGGACTGTGTTATAGACGGAGAAGTTATAGATGTTAAGACTGCATCAGGTTATGCCTTTAAGAAATTCAAAGACGGAACACTAGCAGAGGATGATACCTTTGGTTACATGTCTCAGTTAGCAGGATATGAAGCAGGACATGGTACTTCTAATGGTGGATTCTTAGCCATGAATAAAGAAAG